CCGGCTCACCGATCCCCTTAACCCGTATTACAGCCATGAAGAAGCAACGCGCTGGCGCTCCATCGACCTGCCGGCGCTGGCGGATGATAACGACGTGCTGGGACGCGCGCCCGGTGAGGCGTTGTGGCCGGAACGCTTTGATGAAAAATATCTTGAAGAAGTTCGCGCCTCCGACCCGCGCGGCTTCATGGCGCTTTATCAGGGCCAGCCGTCACCGCGCGACGGTGCATTTTTCCAAGCCAAGGATTTGGTCGGCTACAATTCCATGCGCGACCTGCCGGCGTTCGACGAAATGCGCTTCTACGGCGCTTCCGATCACGCGGTGACATTGAACAAGCAGGGCGACAAATCCTGCCTGATGGTGGTCGGCGTCGATGTCGCCGACAATGTCTGGATCATGCCCGACGTGGTGTGGATGCGGGTGGACAGCCACACCGCCGTCGAAGGCATGCTGTTGCTGATTGAGAAATACAAACCGCAATTCTGGTGGGCGGAAGCCGGCGCCATCACCAAGTCAATCGGGCCTTTCTTACGCAAGCGCATGCTGGAAAAGCGCGTGTTCTGCGCCATGGACCCGATTGCGCCGGCGGTTGACAAGACGCAGCGCGCGCAAGCCATCCAAGCGCGCAGCGCCATGAAAATGGTTCACTTCCCGGTGTTCTGCCGCTGGTGGGCAGAGGCGCAGGACCAGATTTTGAAATTCCCCATGGGCGCCAAGGACGATTTTGTCGATACGCTCTCGCTCGTCGGTCTGGGTCTGGCCAAGATGCGACCGCGCAACCGCCAGAAGCCGGAAAAACCAATGGCGCAAGAGGGGACATTCCGCGCCTTGTGGGCACAGACCAAAAAGCAAGAGGGGCTTGATCGCGTCAAAAGGAACCTCGACGGATGGCTATAGACCCGAACGCACCGCTCGACGGCGTGACGCCGGATGAAAGCGCCGTCAATCCGCTGGAAGCCGTGGTGCTTGCGGCAGAGAAGGACCACATTCCGCGCGACGCGCCCGACCCGCCCGACCAGCGCAAGGCGCTGGTGGCGGCATGGACCGGCCGCGTCAAGGCCGCCAAGACGCACTGGGAAAAAGCTTTCAAGCGCATGCTCGACGACCAAGACTTTGCCTTTGGTCATCAGTGGTCGCGCGACGACACCGACAAGCGCTATAAGGCCAATTTGACGCTGCGGCTGGTCGCGCAAAAAACCGCGTTCCTGTACGCAAAAAATCCCAAGGCAGTGGCCAAGCGGCGTGAACGCATGAACGCGACGGTGTGGGATGAATCGCAATCGACGCTGCAATCGCTGATGGCGTCGGGCGCGCAGATGGTACAGCAGGCGCAGATGACCGGCTCCGGCATGACGCCGCAGATGCTGGGCGCGGCGCAGGGCGCCATGGCGGTGATGCAGGACGCGGCGCGCGTCAAGGCCGAAAACGCCATGCTCGACAAGCTGGGGAAAACCTTGGAGCTATTGTATTCCTATAATGTTTCCGACCAGCCGCACCCGTTCAAGTCGATGATGAAGCTTGTCGTGCGGCGCACCATCACCACCGGCGTCGGCTATGTGAAGCTCGGCTTTGAGCGGGTGATGGAAAAGCGCCCCGATCTGGAAAAGGGCATTGCGGATGCCTCCGAACGCCTTGCCACCATGGAACGGCTGGCCGCCGACATCGCCGACGACATTAGCGAACCCGACAGCAAGGAGGCCGAACAGTTGCGGCTGATGATTAACGACATGGCGAAGGAGTCGGAATTCGTCGCGCGCGAAGGTCTGACCTTTGATTATCCGCTCTCCACCAACATCATCCCCGACACCAAGACCATCGAGCTACGCAATTTCCTTGGCAGCGACTGGGTGTGCGAGCAGTTCATGCTCACGCCCAACGAAATTGAAGAAATCTACGGCGTCGATGTCGGTGACAGTTACACGTCCTACACGCGCTACGATCTGAAGGGACCGGACCCGGTGCAGATGGCGCGCGAAATGCTCGCCGGCTACGAGTGGCGCGAAGCCGGTAAGGCCGCCGACCGCCAGTGCGATTTCTGTTCGGTCTGGCAGATTTACTGCCGCAAGGACGGCTTGGTGTACGAGGTGTGCGACGGCTACACCGACTTTTTGCGTGAACCGGCCTCACCCGAAATCTACAATGAGCGATTTTATCCTTGGTACGCGCTCATCTTTAACGAGTGCGACCATGAAACCGAAATTTTCCCGCCCTCCGACGTGCGGCTCATCCGCGACATGCAGCTTGAATACAATCGCTGCCGTGAAGGGCTGAAGGAGCAACGCATCGCCGCGCGGCCGTTCACCGCCGTGGTGGCCGGTTCGATGGAGGAGGAGGACTTAACCAAGCTGTCGGAACGCAAGGCCAATGACGTGGTCGAGTTGAACGCCTTGCAGCCCAACCAAGATGTGAAGCAATTGTTGCAGGCCTACGCCGGGCCGGGCATCGACAACAATCTGTACGAGGTCAATCCGGTGTACGAGGACATTCTTCGCACCACCGGCATCCAAGAGGCCAATCTGGGCGGCACCTCCGACACCACCGCGACGCAGACGCAAGTGGCCGAAGGCTCGCGCATGACCAGCATGGGGTCGAACATCGACGATCTTAATGACCTGCTGACGCTGCTGGCGCGCAACGGCGGTCAAATCCTGATGGCGGAAGTATCGCAGCCAACCGTGCAGAAAGTGGTCGGGCAGGGCGCGGTCTGGCCGCAGTTTACGCGCGGCGACATCGCGCAGGAAATCCTGCTGGAAGTCGAAGCCGGCAGCATGGGACGCCCGAACGCCTCGCAAGAGGTGGCGAACGCGCAACGCATCTATCCGCTGCTTATTCAAATCCCCGGAATTGATCCTAACTATCTGGCCAAGGATTTGTTGCGGCGGTTGGATGACAAGCTCGATTTGACGCAAGCCTTCAAGTCGCAATTGCCCTCGATTGTCGCTATGAACGGCATGGCGCAAGGCGTGCCGCCGGGAACCGGGGCCGCCGCCGGCGGCGCCCAAGGGCCGCAAGGCGCGGCCAATGCCGGCAAGCCGGGGAATCAACCGCCGGGCGGCCCGCCCGACATGGTCGGCCAGATGACCGGCATGCCGCCGCCGGGCGCACCGGGTGCGTCACCCGGACCACCGGGCGCGGGGGCAGGACCGGGCGGATGAAAAAAGCACGCGCGGCGCAAATCTGGGCCGGTCTGGAAAAGCGGTTGATCGAGCGTTGCGGTCTGCCGGACGGTCACATGCTCGACCGCGAACGGCCGAATCTCATCAGGCGCATCGGCGCCGTGCTCACTGGTAAGGCGGCGGCAGGTGACACCGTAAGCCCGCCGTTACCGGAGAACAAACCGCGACGACTCGTTCTGGATGGGATAGAGCACGCTATCCCACACAGAACATTTCGCGGCGGTGGCATGGCTGTTGCACGCGATGACAGCGTGCCTCAAATCAGGGCGAGAAAATTATCGCTACAATCAGATACCATCCACGACCCCAAGCTGGCGGCCTATCTGGACCGTGCCTGCTCGCGCCGCAGCGGATACGACGGCGACGACAGCGTCGGCTACTCCTAACTCTGTTAACGTTGCGCCTTTTGCATCACCGGCGTAGTGTCCGCGACTTCAGGGGAGTTTGGGCTTTGTAGGATCAACGGCTTCATGGCCGATGATGCTCCTTCGCCCGCCGCAACTGAGAACGCGGCACCGACACCCACGACACCAGAGTCGTCGGCAACTCCATCCACTGGCGTAACTGCGCCATCGCCAAGCGCGCCATCCCCCGGCGAAAAATCTGCGCCATCGCCAAGCGCAAAGCCGACCGAAGGCGACTCCCGCGAGTCACTTCTTGAAGCTGTGCAGCAGGCAGTCCCCGAACTGCGATCCTCACAGAAGAAAGAAGCCGATGAAGCGGGCGGCGTGAAGCCTGCGCCCGATGCAAAATCCGATACGACGACGCCACCGCCTGACGACTACTCCGATTTGTCTGAGGACGTTTCGCCGGAAGAATTAGCGGCGTACCGGCTCGGCACAAAGCGGCGTGTCGATAAGCTCGTTAAACAACGCAATGAAGCTAGGGCTGCCGCAGAAAGTCAAAAAACCGAACTCGACCAACTGAAGGCGTACATGCCGCTGGCAAGCGCGGCGTCGAGCGTGAAGAAATATCTCTCCGACAACGACATCGGAGAGGAAGATTTCAAACTCACGCTTGAACTCGCGGCTGCAATGCGGCGTGGCGACTTCAAGGCTTTCTACGAAGGTGTGCAGCCCTACATGCGGCTGGCTGAAGAATATCTGGGAATTCAATTGCCCCGCGACCTGCAACAGCGAGTGCAGGAAGGGCAGATGACGACGCAATCGGCTGCGATGTTCGCACGCGAGCGAATGGACCGGGCGCTGTCTGAAAGTCAGCGCCTGCGCCAAGCGCAACAGTTCGACACGCATACGCAAGCGACAACCCAGTATCAGCTTCAGACAGCCGTGCGTGACAGAGTCAATGCGTGGGAAACGGCGACGGCGCAGTCGGACCCGGATTATGCAACGAAAAAACCGCTGCTACAGGAAGTGATGTGGAGCGTGGTGCGCGAACGCGGCGCACCGCCCTCGCCGGAAGCCGCCGTAGAAATCGCAAAGGAAGCGTATCGGCGGGTGAACGAGCACAGCGCTCGGTGGACTCCTCCGAAACGTCCAACATCACGACAGCCCAGCAGCACTGGCCGCACCAATGGCGCCGCGCCCCAGCCCAACAGTTTGAGGGATGCTGTCGTACAAGCGATGGAACGGGCGCGGCCCTGACACTTAAGGGCACACGTCAATGCCGACTTTTACCCAGCCGATGCTCGACAATGTCACAACGGCTGCACTCGACTACTGGCTCAACAAAGGCACTGCGTTCCAGCAGGCAATTCAGGAAAAGCCCCTGCTTGCGATGATGGAAAGCAAGGCCAAGACGTTCCCCGGTGGCAAAGGCAACATCATCGTTTCCGTGAAAGGTGATTACGGCAACACCGGGAGCATCGGCACCAACGACAAGCTGGTCGGCTATCAATTGGACGATCAGGTCCAATACTACACGCCAGCCAACTTGAAACAGGCGGTGTTCCCTTGGAAGGAACATCACATCGGTCTGACGCTGACGCACTCGGAACTTAAGGCCGATGGCATCAGCGTGGTGGACACCAACGGCGAGGACACCAGCGACCATAGTGGCCGCGACGTGACCGTGCTGGTTGGTTTGCTCGATGACGCATTGCAGGACATCAGCGA